CTACAAAAGCTACACGTAGTAGTAATAATATGGCAAAGCAGTTTATAAAAGGAGCTGCTGCAGTAGGTATTGTAGTAACTGCATTTAGAAGATTAAACAGTCTTGTAAGCGGTATGATATCAACATTTACTGAATTTGAATTTACAATGGCAAAAGTAAATGCTGTGTCAGGTGCATCACAACAACAGTTTAGTCAGCTTAGTGATACCGCAGAAGAATTAGGTAGAACAACATTTTTTACTGCGTCACAAGTAGCAGAATTACAATTAAATTATTCTAAGTTAGGTTTTAAACCTGATGAAATACTAGCTGCACAAAAAGCAACACTAGACCTTGCTACTGTTACGGGTAGTGACCTTGCTAGAAGTGCTACTGTAGCAGGTGCAGTTATAAGAGGTTTTGGATTAGAAGCTAGTGAAATGACAAGAGTAGTTGACGTTATGACTGTTGCCTTTGTAAACTCTACTCTTGATATAGAAAAATTTAACACTGCAATGACAAAAATTGCACCTATTGCAAAAGCGGCAGGTTTTACTTTAGAAGAAACAATAGCTATATTAGGTAGTTTGACTGACGCAGGTATTGAAGCGTCTATTGCAGGTACATCTTTAAGAAATATATTTTTAAAAATGCAAGACCCTGCTTCTGACTTAGCAAAAGCCTTTGGGTTTACTGTTAGTGGTCTAGATGAATTAATACCTGCAATGAAAAGATTTAGAGAAGAAGGTGGTAAATTAGAAGATGTTTTACAAGTTGTAGACCAAAGACAAGTAGCTGCTTTTGAAAGAATGTTATCTAGTTCTGAGCAAATAGGAATTTTTGCTAGAGAAATGGAAAATGCAGAAGGACAATCTGCAGCAATGGCTAAAATAATAGGAGATACTTTACAGGGTAGTTTTCTTAAGCTAACATCAGCAATTCAGGGTTTATCTGTAAAAGTAATGAAAGAGTTTGCAGGACAACTTTCACAAAACATACAAAATTTAGCAAATTTTGTTGTTAAATTAGGTGACAGTAGCAAACAAATAGCAAACGTCATAAAGTTTTTAGGTAAGTTAATTAGAATGGTTGCACTATTTAGAGTTGGTACTCTTGCAGCATCAAAAGTTATTACGCTTTTTACAAAAAAAACAAGTCTGCTTAGATTAGCTAAAATAAAATTAATACCAGTAATAAAATTATTAACAGGTGGGATAAACACCTTAAGTTTGTCTATAAAAAAATTAGTAGCTAGTACAGGTATTGGTTTATTGTTAGCTTTTCTTCCTGAAATATTAAGCTTTTTTGGATTGTGGAAAAACGAAACTGAAGAATTAGATAACAGTACAACTGATTTAGATAAAAGTTTACAAAAAATACAAGAACAAGCATTAAAACTTGATAAAATTGTACAACAATCACTTGGTACAACGATAAATAAGTCAAAAAATAATATAAAAAGTTTTGGTAAACAAATAGACATTTTTAATCACATAATTGAAGACATGCAAAATGGTCTAATAAAAGGTGATGAAGCACAAATACAATTTTATAAAGAAGCTATAAGTAGATTAGAGGCTAGAATTGATTTAGAATATGAAAACATTGACGCTTTGGAAAGAAGATTTTTTGCAGAAAATGATTTAATTGGCATACAAAAAGAAAAATTAAAAGAGGCACAAAACATGGTTGCTACTAATGAAGCCGAATTAATATTAAAAAATCAAACTATTGAAGCCATAAACAAAGAAATAGAAAGACTGCAATCTTTAGGTAAAGAAAAGCAAGTGCAGTTTGATTTAGACAAACAATTATTAGAGTTTAAACATCAAATGCTAATGAATGGCACTTTAAGTGAAGAAATGGCTGCAGATGTAAGAAAAGACTTATTAAAACAACAAATTAAAGACATAGACACAGAACTTAGCGCTTTAGTAATTTCTGAAGCTAGAAGAAAACAACTTTTAGAAAATAGAGTAAAATTAGAAAATGAGCTAAATAAACAAAGTACAACTGACAACAGAAAAAAATTAGAAGAAGATATTGTTACTGCATCATTGTCAGGACAAAATGCTTTAGAATCAGTTAAATCAGTTATTAGAGCTAGAATTATGGAAGCGGTAGCTACACAAATTTCTAAAGTAATATCTACAATACCTTTCCCTGCAAACATATTAGTAGCAGCAGGGGCAGGTATAGCAGTAAGTAAAATGGTGGATAGTCTTTTAGCAAAAATAGCTCCTGCGGAAAGTTCAGGTATGATAGGAGGTGGTAGTTCTAATGTAGCTAATGTGTCTGCAGGAACAAGAACTACTTATGCACAAGGTGGTATGGTACATGGTAGGTCACATGCAGAAGGTGGTGAAAAATTTGCAGTCGGTGGTCGTGTAGTTGAGCTTGAAGGTGGTGAGGCTGTAATAAATAAAAGAAGCACGTCTATGTTTAAAAGACAACTGTCTGCTATGAACGCTGCAGGAGGTGGTGTTAAGTTTGCTGATGGTGGTTTATTAAATATGCCTTCTTTTACGACTGCACAATTTGATGCTTTAAATAGTCAGGCTAACATGGGTCAACAAAAAGTTATTGTAGTAGAATCTGACATAACAGATGCGCAAAATACAGTAAGCGCAATACAATCAGAAGCAACAATATAAACAAATGTTTGTTAGTAAAAAAACAAAACAGGAACGCTTAAGTATATGTAAAAATTGCGAGTTTTATAGAAACTTCTTAATGTTAAGAAAACCAAAAATTATGAAAGGCGCAAGATGTGGCAAGTGTACTTGCTTTTTAGATGCTAAAACATCTTTAACAAAAGAATATCTTGGTGAGTGTCCTTTAAAAAAATGGTAGATGAATAGTGTAATAAAAAAAGCTGCAGATAACATACCTTTAAATATAAAAGAAAAGCTTATACATTACGTAAATAAAAATAACAACAAAATTAAAACAGCAAACGAATATGACATGGACTCTATATATTATCTATTTAGTGCATGGCATAAAATTTTTCCTAACATAAGACAAGATGTTGGTTGCACAAGTTGCAGAAAAGCTGTAGTAAAATTTTTTAACCAAGTATATAAAGAGTGGCATAATGTCTAAAAGAAAAAACAAAGGTATTATAGTTGTTGAGTATCTAGATGTACTTGAAAAAGAGTTGTACAAAAGATTTGGAGACAACCCTACAACAAAAGATATTATAAGACACTTAGTAGAAAAAGGCATGGTAGAACCAAAGAGATTACGAAACTATATGATTATATATGATTTTGATAAGCTGTTAGTAGGTAATGAAGGTAGTAGGACACACACATTTATGGACTTGTCTATAAAGTACGACATAACAGAAAGACAGGCACAAACAATAGTTTATAAAGACAGAAAAAAATCTATTTGGACTTATAATATAGCTTAGTAAACTTTTTTCCAAAAACTTCGCAAGTTTCTCATTTCTTGCAAATATTTTTGCATTTATGAATAAATGGTACAATTTTAAAAATGAGGTATCTAAAGGTATAGTAGATGTCTACATTTTTGATGAAATAGGTAACTTTGGCGTTTCTGCACAAAGTTTTATAGAAGAAATAAAATCACATAAAGGTAGCCCAATGAATATACATGTTAACTGTGTAGGCGGTGACGTGTTTGAAGGTATGGCTATTTATAATGTAATTAAAAAAAGGTCTGCAAAAACTACAGTATATATAGAAGGTATAGCGGCAAGTATGGGTAGTGTTATAGCATTAGCAGCAGACAAAGTAATTATGGCAGAAAACAGTTTGTTTATGATACATAATGCTTGGGGTGGAGCTACAGGCGAAGCTCGTGATATGATGAAAACAGCAAAACTACTAGATAAAATTAGCGGTGAGATTGCTGACATCTATACTAAAAAAACAGGTATGCCTTATGATAAGGTAAAAGACATGATGGACGAAGAAACTTGGTTAAGTGCTGAAGAGGCTTACGAATTAGGTTTTGTTGACTCTATCTCAGATGCTATTAAAATAGCAGCTAAATATGATGTTTCTAAATTTAAAAATATAACAAATGAGGAGATATCAAGTAAATTAAGTATTAATCAAAATAGCAAAAAAATGACTGATGAATTGAAAAATTGGTTTAATGCTAAAGTTGACGACATAATAAAAAGTGTAAAAACTGAAAAGTCAGAAGCAGAAGCAGAAGAAGTTGTAGTAAAAGTTGCTGATAATGATGAGATAGTTGCAAAACTTACGGATTTTGAAGTAAAGGTTACTGAACTTGATGGTCTTGTTGCAGAATTAGAAGGAGAAAAATTAACTCTAACTGAGGAAGTAGAAAGACTAAATGCTTTAGTTAATAAAGCTGAGGCAAAGGGAACTGAAGTTAAAACTGAGGGCGACCCTAATGTAAGAGAGGATAAAGTTGTAGATGCAAATGTGCAGTGTTTCGCTACATTAGCAGATAGAATTAAATCTAAGTATAATAATTAATAATTTAAATATATAAAAAATGGCAGCAGCAGCAGATAATATTAGCGTAACGTATAACGGTACTTACGCAGCATCAATGTTATTAGAGCCGATATTTCGTTCTGATGATGTAATGCAAAATTATACTGTTTTACCTAATGTTAAATACAAGCAAAACGTATTATTAGCAACAGGTTTAAACAAAATTGTTATGGCAAATGGAGGTTGTGGAAGCACTGATAATTCAGGTACAGGTTTAACTACTTCATTTAACATTGACGATAAAGTGATTGAGGTTTCTAATTGTTCAGTAAAAATGTCACAATGTTTTGACACATTTACACAAGAGGTTATAGTAGAATCATACAAAACAGGTATTAACATGCCTGATTTAACAGGTACAGAACTTGCAAGAGTAATTACTGATAGAGTTAGAAAAGGTCTAGCGCAAGATATAGTTAGAGTAATGTGGGGTGGTGACACTTCTTCTTCTGATGTAACTTATAAGTGGGCAGATGGACTTTTTGAATTGTTTAATGATGCATCTATTGCACCAATACAACAAGCAGTTACTTCAGGTACTGGACATAAAGCAGTAGGAGGAACTATCTTAAGTGGTGACGCAGTTTCTTTACTTACTAAAATCTTTGATAGCGCACCTGCAAACTTACAACAAGTACCTGCAAGTGAGAAAAAAATGTTTGTAACACCAAACATTTACAACGCTTACTTTGGCGCTTTAACTCTAATAAACGCTGCAGGTAGCACAGATGGTGCTAGAGCAGAAGCTATTAGCGGTGCTAGTTACACAAGATTATTTTTCAGAGGCGTAGAAATTTGCCCAATGTATGAATGGGATACTATTTTTACTGATTTAACACCTGCTCTATGGAATATAGATAGCGGTGGTGGTGCAGCAAATTATAAAAATGGTGTTGTATACGCAGCTAAATCAAACTTAATGATAGGTTCTGACGTTACTTCTCAAGAAAACCAATTTAAAATGTTTTATGATGAAGTTACTGATAACATGTATATAAGAAGTTTATTTAAAATGGGTTACCAGTTTGGTTACAACTCATTAGTTGCTTGTGGAGCATTAGTAGACTAATAATTAACGTGGAGGTGTAAAAGCCTCCACATAATTTTAACATAAAAAAAGAAGTAAAATGGCAATAGATAGAGGTAACGCAATTAACTGTGCAGGATTAGTTGAAGTTGGTGGTCTAAGAAATATCTATGTAACTGAGTTAGAATCACTAACAGCAGTTACTGTAGATGCAACATCAGATACACACGCTTATACTAATTTAACAGTTTCAGGTTGTGCAATGTTTCAATTAAAACCAAATACTGCTTCTTGGAATTCAACATCTACAAAAGAAAACGGAATTACTGTTTTTGAAACAACATTAACTTGGTATATACCTAATATTACTTCTTCTAGGCTAGAAGTATTACAATCAATGACAGACAAATGTATTGTCGCTGTAGCAGAAATGTACAGTGGTACTAACATGACTGTTGGTATAAGTCAAGAATATGGAGGTACAGGTAACGGAAGTGATGACTACAAATACAACAAAACATTTGGTGTAATGACTGTAGAATCAACGAGTGGTACTGATTTTGGAGATGGTAATGGAGCTACAGTAACTATTACTGCTAGGTCTTTTGAACAGCCAAGAGCATATACAGGTGCAATTACGCAAAATTCTGGTAACGCAACAGCAGATTTAGCATAATAAAAATAGAGCAGGGGGTAAAACCCCTGCATATTTTATGTGTAATTGTGACAATGGCAAAAATGTTGTAGATTTACAACACGTAAAAATATATATATTAATGGCAGATTATAAAGTAAATGAAAAACACGCAGGTAAAAGCGTAATTTTTTCTAGTAGTGACGGTAAGTCAATAAAGCTATATCTTGACACAGCAAGTGCTGAAGAGTTAGCATATGCATATGAAGATTTTAATAGTGGAGATTTTATAATAAAAACTAACAAGTCAAGTGAAAAAAAGAGCAGTAAAAAAATTATCTCAGATAAAAAAGGCAGTAAAAAATAATACTTTTGAATTTGGTGTATTTAATTTAACTGTACCTAACACTATAAGAGAACCGAAAAATTTAGATACGGTAAACACAAAATGGATACCGTTTGGAGAAGACAATTTATTTCCACAATATTTAGCAGAACTAAAAAGAAAATCATCTACACATAGAAGTGTTTTAGCACAAAAAACTGTTTTTACAAGTGGTGCTAAATTTGTTACAAGTGATGATGGCGTACAAAAATACATAGAAGATGTAAATGCAGATGGCGAATCTTTAAGAGATGTATTTAAAAAATTAGCAGACGATTATTATACATTTGGCAATGCTTTTCTAGAATGTGTTATATATGAGGGTGGTGTTAATATGTATCACTTAGATGCTACAACAGTAAGAGTAGCAAAAAATAAAAAAGAAGTATATATAAATCCTAACTGGCGCAAATATTTTGATGATGAATCAAAAATGCATAGGCTTCCAATAGCGCCAAATGTAAAAGGCAACAAATTTGTTGTGCATTATAAAGATTACGAGCCTACGTTTAATTTTTATGGTTTGCCTGATTATGTTGCAGCATTAGAGCATATAGCAGTAGACTTTGAAATAGGTAAATGGAATCACACTAAATTTTTAAATGGCTTCCAACCTTCTGCAATAGTAGAAATTAGTGGTGATATGGGCGAAGAAGAAGCACAAAAAATGGTTACAGAAGCGCAAAAGAAATTTGTTGGTGAAGGCAACAATGGTAAGATATTATTTATTGTTAAAAACGGTGACACGTCACCTGCAAACGTACAAATAATTAAAGACGACCAAGAAGGTAGTTGGATTGATTTACAAAAAATAACTGACCAAAATATAATTACAGCACATAGGTGGCAACCATCTTTGTCAGGTATAGTTAGTTCAGGTAAAATGAATAACACAGGTAGCGAGATAAGAATTGCTTATGATTTAGCAATGACAACAGTAATTAAAGATACGTCTGAAATGTTGTTAAATGGCATACGTAACGTAATGTTTAAATATTTAAATTTTGACCCTAAGAGTATACTTATACATTACGAGCCGCCAGTGTCATTTGTAAATGATATTGACATAAAATTAGTCTTAACAATAAATGAGCAAAGAGCAATGTTAGACGAAGATTTACCTATGTTAGATGATGGTGATATGTTTATAGCAGATAGACAATACATTGTAACCTCTACAGAAGTTAGTAGTGATGATGATGATGAAGAAGAAAAAGAAATAACAGTAACACAAGAGTAATATGGCAAACTACAGACAATATACAACTTTAGTTTCAGCAGCAGAAGTTATAGAAAAAACATTTACAAATAAAAATACAGACCCTACTCTAATTTCAGAGAACACAATAATACTAGCAGAACTTGCACACATTAGACCTTTACTTGGTGATAAGTTTTATGGTGAATTAAAACTGCAGCATAACAACGGTACACTGTCTACAAACAATGCTACTTTAATGCAATATTTTTTAGAAGATACTTTGTGTTGGTATGTAAGGTTTGAGGTA